ATGTACCGTACCCTCCTAAACGTCTTCGGGCTTTCTGTTGTTTGCTCTTTCTGTGTCAAAGCCTTCTGGATATCGTTTCTTAAGTTTGTCAATATTCATCTGCATGATCTCATCCAGCGACCAGCCGAATGATTCACAGATCATAGCTGCATACCACATAACATCGCCAAGCTCTTTTTGTGCATGTGTAATATCCAATGGCTTGTTATGAAAAATCCATTTCTTGATCATGTCTGTTAATTCTCCAGCTTCCCCTGACAAACCAAACAAACCGTTAATCACACCGCCAATATCTACATCTTCTACATGTTTACCAATTCTTGTGCCAGAATTATAATCGTCCACTCTCTCAATTCTTCCGCAAAGTCTATCCGTACATTTGCCGTCATTCGTTCGCATTGCTAAATTCTGATATTCATTCCCTGTCATTTTCTCGCTCCTTATCTGATTGTTTTCTTAACTGATTTCGGGCTGATCTTTACCTCTGCGTTATCCACAGAGGCAAAAATGTCTTTTACCATCTTCACGATGGTATGCTGTTTTAATCCGTATGAATGTAATTCTGTTACTACTTTTGTTAATTCTTCCATGATTCTTTTCTCCTTTGTATTTAAAATTTAATTTCAGTAAACGCAAGATACTCACATCTATTTCCCTTGGATTCAAGCCATTTGTAAGTTTCGTCTACAAGATGTTCAGGGTCAGAATCTTTCGATTTTCGTTTCAGCATTTCAATGTGATCCAGAGTAGAATTATAGTCAAAGTTTTGTCCAGTTACCAAAATCAAGACCTGTGTATGATTTCCGTCCATATCAATTTCGTTGAAGCTAAAAATTTCTGTTTTCATAAGATTCCTCCGATTTTATTTACTGATCTTTTCAAGGTGTTCGTCAATTTTCTTGACGTTCCAAAGTACTCTTTTACCGATCTTTACTCTAGCTCCGGCATCGTTTGCAATCTTTTCTGCTGTTGATCTTCCACAGTTTAACATTTCCCTTAACTGCTTGCTGTCAATCAATCTTTGTTCTACTTCTTTATTATCCATTTTTATTATTCTCCTTTCTAACTAAACGGAAGTTCTTCTTCCAATCCTTCTGGAACATTTATGAATCCGTCTGATCCGGCTGATTCTCCAGCCTGTCCTTCATGATTATAATTCTCTCTATTCTGTTCTGAAACCGCCTTGCTTTCAGCGAAATCCTGTTCCTCAACAACTATGTCTGTTGTGTAGACTTTTACACCTTCCTTGTTCGTGTAACTTCCTGTCTGGATTCTTCCAGAGATAACTACCTTTATGCCTCTCTGTAAGTATTTCTCTGTAAATTCAGCAGCCTTTCCAAATACGATACAGCGTATAAAGTCTGCAGTCGGTTCTCCATCTCTCTTGAATTTTCGATCGACTGCGAGTGTATATCTCGCAATCGTCGTTGGGTTATCTCCCTCGGTATATCTGACCTCCGGATCTCGTGTCAGCCTTCCCATCAATACAACTTTGTTCATAGATTTTTCTCCTTAATTTTTAAAACAATTCAACTCTGTGATCATGGATCGGTACTGGGTACTCAATGCCTGTAATCTCTTTAAATCTGCAATCGCTGGTGTACAAGAAATTTCCTCCGGCTGCATACATGTTATTAGATTCATAAACCGGTTTACATTTCACATACTCCCCATATCTCGTCTGCAATTTTTCAACTGTTACGCACTCTCTGATATCCATCAGTATAAGAGGTGCTTTGTCATAGACTATATATAATTCATCTGCCTTTGATGATATCCCCTTGTTCGTGCAATCATCAAACGGACTTTTAAACACATCTGCCATTAATCCATGTTGGATGTTATACATTTCTTTCATTTTTTCAATAATATCGCACTTGCCGATTTCCCCTGCATACACTGATCGAATATACATAAGTTCATTGTCATATTCCTGAATAAAGTACGAGTGCTGCCTTTTAACAGCCTGTAACTGTATATATTCATTTTTTTCATTTAACGCTACTCTTTTATAATAACGATCCTCTGTTATCTTGCTTACGCTATGCGTTGAAAGAAAATCGAATAATAAAAATTCGCAAATTTCATCGTTTATAACATTTCTTATGATACGACCGCTTACATGTTCCCCATATTGGTTTAATATTTTAAATTTTTTTGTTTCAATATCAACCTCAACAGTATAGCCGTATTTCTCAAATCTCATCGTAAATGTCCTCCAGTTCTAATTTTCCGATCTCTTCTACTGCCTTTTTTGCTGCATATCTTCCGTTGGACGTTAGCTGTCTCTGCCAGCATCCATTTTTCGGAGACCAGCGGAACGATTTGCTCTTCATCACATCTCTTACGGCTGGTTTCGGTTTGCCAGAAAAGAAAAACTGGATTCGCATAATCTCTTTATTTTCCTTGATATCCAGTCCAAATTTATCAAGTGAGATTTCACTGTCTCCCTGTTCCTTTTCTTTTTTTAGCCCTTCCAGACGTTTCTTAATGCTTCTGATGTTTGAATTATTATTTTGAAGCTCATACCGCATAAAAACTCTGTGTTGTTCTTTCTTTCGATCGTCAAGGGATTCTTCCAGTTTGATCGCTGTCTCTTCGCTAAACTCTGGACACCCCTTTAAAGTCTTATGCTTGCGGTAATAGGCATTTACCGCTTTCATCATGTTCTGATTCTTAACGAGCTTGTCCAGCTTCTCTTGCAGCATTTCTACTGCATCTGCATCCTTCGACTTGATTATTTCATTGCCGTGTAATATATCTTTCAGCTTGTCAATATATCCAAGGATTTGATTGTGTTCTTTGAAGTTTCGATCTCTCGCCTCATTCTGCTTTTCTTTTTTCTTTACTGGGAAGTTACCAGCACCAGAAATCAGTATTGATGGACACATCATTTCGATTCTGAATCCGTCGTTATAGTTTTCTGCCAGCTTCTTTGCATACTTCTTTGCAATATGCTCTGCTTTTTCCGCAGATCGTGGTCTTTGTTCTTTGATCTTATCCACCAGATCATATGCCTCGTCAACAGCCTTTTTGTATTCTTCTGTTTTGCTGCCCATCACATAATCTGAATGGCTCCACATTGCCTTAGCCTGTCTGGCTGCATCTTCGTTAATTTCGTAATATTCTCTAGTCATTTTCCTGATCCTCCTTAGATTTTTGAACCTTGATCGCATAATCTACAATCAACTGTAATTCTTCTTGTGTTGATCCAGCAAATTCATCCATGTCTAACACGTCTTTTGTTATTCCGACATCTAAAAGCTGGTTCTGAAAGTAGCTCATATCTCCGCTGTAATCATACATTTTCTTGCCTCCTAGTTAACTGCATAATATTTACTGTGCTACTCTAATTTCGCCTGTTTTGTAGTCGTAGTAGTAACATCTTTCTCCAAGAATTTCTTCTTCCTCTACGGTCACGAAATTTGCTTCACGGATCATTTTATTGACCTCAGCTGCACCTCCTGAAATTGTTCTTACCGGAACAGCCATCCATTCGCAAGTTGAGCTTGGTATGAGGTACAGGTCGCATCCACAGTGATCTGCGATCTCTTTTACCATCTCTGGGAACAAAATACTTGCTGCTCCATACATTCTGCGTTTTGTCGTAAGCACATACATTCCAAACATTTTAGAAATACCCACATCTTTTCTCGTATTTTCATAAGCAAATTTGTATAATTCCTCTTCTGTGTACCCAGCTTTTTCAAGCATCTTGTTTGTTACGATTCCACTTGTTGTTGCCTCTTCATCTTCGTGTGCAATGAATCTGCACACGATAGAGAACTCATAGTATGTTCTGTGAGGCACGTATGGTAATATATTTTGATTTTTTTCCGTGTTGATAAGAGTTAATATAACTCTGCTCTTAAAATCAATTAAATCGTCTAGTACGACCTCTGGAACTTCTTTCAAGGTTAAGTCTAATCTCTTCATGACTTCTCTGCTCATTTCTTCGTAGCTCATTCCTCTTCGTTTTGCATCATCCCAAAGCTCTTTTACGTCGATCGCTGGTCCTTCATGTGTATCCTTGTTTGATATTGCGATCATCTCCACAAAATCTCTGTTTACCTTTGCGACGTTCTCAAGGCTCACTTCATACCCTGGATGATTGCCGTCCATGTATTTCTTAACGTCCTCTGTCATTCTTGTTTTAAATTCACTGTATGTCATAATTCCTTTTCTCCTTTTTTGAAATTCTAAACGTAATAGCAAGATAAATTCCATGCATCCCCAAGTTCGTAATACAAACCATAGTTCTTGAAAATTTGGTTAAATTTATATAGTTTTCTATAATCCCCTGTACCTTGCGGATAATTAATCAAAGCATATAGTGGGCCTTCAAAGCCCATACTAAGTACGTGTTCCTCTGCTACATAGTCAAAATAATCATTAGGATCTTTATTCTCTACAACAATCAAATGATCTGGATCGTTGTAATAATATTTTCCAGCTTCTTTGTCATATGTTGTAAAGCACTTGCCATTAAAATAAATTGCCACATCTTGCCACATCTCATGATCAATCAAGAACTGCCTAACCTCTACTGCCAGCTTTTCGATCTGCTCTTCGGTTAATCTGTTAACTGCTGTCATATGTACCACCCTTTCGTTCACTGTGTGTTATGTTTCTTAGTCTCTGTCATGCATACAAGCGGCAATCATCAAGATCCCAAGGATCATGCATAACGTCCCTTGCAACAATGGCATCGTTTCTTGCTGTAAGCCTCCAACTGCTCCGCAAGCAACGATTCCTCCAACAACTCCTGATACGTTTCTTAGTTTCATGTCTTATTCTCCTTTGTCTTTTTGTTTGTTATTGTTTGTTGTTATTTGTTATTATAATAATAAATTTCTAATTTGTAAATATGATTTTTAATATTTTTCTAATTTTTCAACAAACTTGTCCACATATCCACAAAGGCATAAAAAATCGGTCAAAATGACCATATATATTAATATATATTTATATATATTTATTATGTTTATGTTATGTATATATGCTCATGGGACAAAATCGCGGAAAGTCCACGGACAGTCCATCGGACAGCGTGATTTTTTACGAGTTTGGCTATGTATATATAATATGAAAGAGTTCGATCAAAATTTGTACCGTGTCATTTTTGGGGCAAAAATTGAAATTTGGGAAAATCCATGAAATTTTCGGTTTTTCTTTTTTGGACATTCTTCGGACTTTCCACGGAATGTCTCTGGAATGTCCACGGACAGTCCACGGACAAACACATGGACAGTCCAAAGCAATAAAAAAATAGACCAAGGTTTTCCTCGGTCTAAATCGGTATAAAGTATTTATAATTTCTAAATTATATCAGTGATCTTTTGCATATTTCTTCATCAATTCCTTCGGTATTACCTTGTCAAGGTTTCCATCAAAACTCCGATGCCATGGTCCACCGGCTTTTTGTGATCTCTCTACTAGCTCCCATGGATCCAATAGTAGGCATGCATCTGTTACTCGATCAATCAACTCTCTATCTTTTTCTAAGAATGTTTCTTTTGCGGATTGTACGGCTCTAGGTACGATCTCATTTCTACCCCAGATGTTATATTTATAGTACACCTCTTTCACTGCTGGTCCATGTCTCAGTGCTTGAATATCATCCCAAAAAGCACATTCATCAAATCTTCTTAAAAAATTCAATTGTACATAGTATAATATTTTTTGTAACTGCAAATTAGTTACTGGTCGTCCAAGGTTCGCACATCTTCCTACGATATAGCTTGCTACGTCTACTGCATTATACATAATCTTCTACCTCCCAAAACATCAAAAAAAGCTGCTACCACAAACAAGTAACAGCTTATAAAATTATATATTTATCAAATGGATCGGGCATTTTTCGTCCTCATTTATTGATGGACACACACAGCACGGATTGCATTCATCTTTGGAAAAGTAAAACGGACAGCCCTTGCATACACTGTTTTCCTCGTCATTATCAAAGAATAATGGCGGTGTGAAATTACGATCAAATTCTACGTCTAGCGTGATAGTTTTCCTGATCTTATCATTTCCATTGTCATATCCAATAAGATCTCCAGGCTGTGCATCCAACAGCTCACATAGCTTCGTCAGCGTTTTTATAGCGACCATTTCTCCCTCCCTGATCTGCTGCAATGCATTCTCTGATATGAGTTTCTCTTTCCTTATTCTGCTAGTGTTATATCCAGCTTCTTTCAGCCTCTGTATGATATCCGTCTTGTAAGTTAACATGTGTGTTTCTCCCTTCTTTTCTCCTAAAACCTCTAATACGCTTATTATTACTTAGTTTCAGCTGTTTGTAAAGCCTGATCTCCTAAGTATAATTCTCTCAACGCTTTATTCGTTGGGTAGTCCATGTCTAGCCACTTATCATACACCGTAGGATCTCTTTTCTCCAGCTCGTCCATGATCCAACCGCGGACCATTGATAACTCAAAGCTAGCCGGCATATCTTCGGTCATGTCGAACTCTTTGATAAGTCTTTCTGTTGATAATCTACTTAGCATGGCTCTTGCTTTCTTTTCTGCGTTCTTAGTCACAGTTTTCTCTCTTTCTACCCTCGTGACCTCCGGGGTGGGCTTAACATTTATTATTTCATGTATACATTTTCGTATTTTACAAGATGATTTGCGAATGTCATTGCAACTCTTTTTTCTAATCTTTCCCACTCTGGGCAGTTATGAATTTCTGCGATTGCAGCTTCTTTTTCTTCATCGCTCATAAGGGCTGTATTCCTGATCGTTCTGATTAATTTATAAATATTATCTATTGTTTCGCTTTCTACGAATTTTACAAATTCTCCATTTTCTCTTTCTCGTTTGATCAATTCTTTTGTTTTTTCTTCGTTCCAATCGCATATATCTAAGTAATCTAGCCATACCTGTTTTTTTGCATTTTCTCTCGCTTTGTTTAATAATGTTTCAATTTTCATGATCTCTTACCTCCATAATGTTTATTGTTATTTATTAAGCATTTAAAAATGCTTCGTATTCTGGATCAGCTCTCTTGAATCCCCATTCATTGATGTATTCTTCTAAGTTCTCTGCTGGGATTTCTTGCATATCATGGATCGCTGCTGGGGAACATCCTTCGATGAATCTTACCATGCTTCCGTATGCTCCTTTTACATAGATATCTGAATCACTTCCTGTATAAACCTGTCCTTTTTCAAATTTAATCATTTTCTTCCTCCTCGTTTGCATCTACATAAAATTTTTCATTGAACCAGTTGATCGCTTTATCCATATCCTCTTTGCTTGCCCCTGTTTCAAACATGATGTTTGCCAGTGCATTGTAAACTTCACTTTTAATATCTTTATTCATAACCTTTTCTCCTTTATATTTACCAATATGTTTTATTTATCTTATAATTATATTATACACTATTTTACGCAAAATGCAATAGATTTTACATTATTTTTTATATTTTTACATTATTTTTCCGCAATAAAAAAAGACCAGGGATTTCTCCCTGGTTAATATTAAAATTTAAGGTATTTTGTGGCTGAATACCCTGTTACACTCTTGTACTTAACTTTCGTCCAAGTGCTGCCTTTTTTCAATACTTCAACTTTAGATTTCTTCGGAATCTTACCGATAACCTTAGATGATCTGTTAGCACTGTTTCTGATCATAAGTGGATCGGATTTTGTGACAACCTTAGCATACACAGTTGCTTTGGTAACTTTCTTCACTGTCGTTTTTACAGATTCCTTAGCCTTGGTAACTATTCCAAGCTTTTTATTGCAGATTCCCTCTGCGATCAGCTTAGCAATCTTATTAACGTTTTTACCGATCTTATAATCGGACTTGGAGTCACAGAAAAAGCTCTCTGTCATGATCGTTGTTGCCTTTGTGCCATTCAGCATGTACAGGTTCGTTCTCTTCTGCACGTCACGATCTGTAAATCCAGCGGATACCAGTTTCTTCTGTACTCTCTTTGCGTACCTCTTACCATTTTCGGAAACGTATAATACTTCTGTTCCGTGTGCTTTTCCATTATAGCAATTCAAATGACCTTCTACGACGAGATCATAGTTCTTTGCATTTAAACGTGTCAGTTTCCATGATTTTTCCTGTGATGCAGCGGTAAATACTTTCTCTGGGCAGATATACAGATCAACACTGTGTCCGTCACTCTCCAGATATTTTTTTACCTTTTTCATCAGCTTTTTATTGTACTTATACTCGTTTACTCCACCGCAATCTTCTCCACTTGCTGATGTATATGATCCATTTTTAAGCAAACTGTGTCCTACTGTCAATGCGATTCTCATATGTCTACACCTCCTGTTCTGCTGCTGCCTGATTATCTTCTGTCTGTTCCTGTTCCTCTGGATCTTCTAATTCAGTTTCAGGTAACGGAGTCTCTGCGTAATTTGTCCATGTTCCGTCATCTAACTCTGTCGTATGATTGATCTTATCTTCTCTGCTGACTTCCTCAACATCTTCTAAATCGTATACTGAATTATTTAATTTACCGTCATCTAAAAGGTCTTTGACACCATCAAACCAAAGCTGTACGATCTCTTTTAACATTTTATCGCTAACAAATAATTGAATCGGTTTTGGCAGCAATCCTCTGGCCATATGTATTACATAATCAAATTTCTGCTGTCCTTGCTTTGATGCACGGAAGGTTTTCTCTGCTTCTACAAACAGCTTGTAAACATCCAGCCTGATTCCTTCCAATCCTTTTTTCTGCACATATTCAATCAGTTTCTTAATTAAAAAAACAGCAATCAAAATTGTGATCACTGCTAAAAATAGTACTTTATTCTGTTCAAATAATTCTTTCATGATTTCTTTCTCCTTTTTATAATCCAGCTTGTTTGAGTACGAATCCGATTACTGCCCCGACAACTGCTGTTAGGACATACATAGAAATACTTCTCCATTTTTCTCCGTCTCGGTTTTCCAACTCTTCAAGCCGCTTGCTTTGTTCTGTCTGATTAACGAGCATATGTTCCATGTTGATAGCGAGCTTTTGAACGGATAATGTAAGGTCATTGATCTGTCTTACTGTCACTTCTAACGCTTCAATTCTTTTGTTTTGTCGGGTTTGCTCATGATCAACATCACTCGCAAATGCATTATGTTCATTTCTACTTATGTATTCGTCATCCAAATATGTCTCCTTCCTCAGCTACACCGTTGCTGTCGTTGTTACTTGTTCTAATTCGGAAGAAAATATGCAATAGAAGCAATTAACATCACTTTCGTTTGCTTCAAGTCCTACGCTGATCTTAACTTTTCCACCGGTCTGTACTGGGTTAGGAGACAGGCTTACAGACTTAATTTCAATGATTTCTGCTGCCATCATACCACCTTCACTTCTATATGCTCTATTAAGATTTCGTCTAATACTGCATATCTGATGTCAAGTGTATAGGTACCACGCTTTTGAGGAGAAATCAGTGCTTCTATATCATGTTCTTTAATATTACAAACTCCAGTGCTTTCTTCAGCTTTGTCTTTCATGTATATTAGCGAATACTCTGCACTTTCAATTGTAAATTTCTCATTTTTAATAGAATGTATAGTAATTACTGCTGTTCTGGATTCTCCCGGGTGCATTATGATCACTTTCTTTTTTTGCATGTTCTCCTCCTCTTTTTTTCTTCTTATTTCTCGTTGTGCAAGGTTGCATACAAATCAAAAGGCTTCAGTGAAACTCTTAATGCTTTAAGATCTACTGTAAGTATGTATGTAGAATAGCTACTTACATTCCCTGCCTCATCATATGCAGTTAATCCGATTACATACCTGCCGTTTAATGTGGCTGGTATAACGGACTCCCATAAATCTAAAGAGTCAGCGGATCTAGTTAAGATCACTGACTCTCCGTTTACATTCCCCTCTAATCGAACTACCATAACAACTAACCTAGTCCGTTACTTCAACGGATATGATAAATGTTTTGCCAGCATCGACTGGGTTCGGTGTCAATGTAACACTCTTGATCACAGGTGCGGTTGTGTCTAACGTAACGGTACGTGTTATTGTCGTTGTCTTACCAGCACCATCGGTTGCAACAACGGTAATTGTGTTTGTACCTACTGCAAGAGTAAGGGCCTTGCTGAAACTTCCATCGCTTCCAACTGTGACTGCTTCTGCTGCTCCAGAATTAAGTTTAATTGTTACCATGACAGGACTACTTGTTGCATCGTTGGTTGTACCTTTTACTGTGCAAGCATTTTGATTTGTAATAAGTTTATCAGTTGGGCTGGACAATGTTAATACAGGTGGAACTGTATCTACCTTAAACGATGTTGAGCTTGTAGCTGCTGCGTTTCCGTCATAATCGCTTGCATACAATTTGATTGTATGGCTTCCATCGGACAACGCTGTCGTTGGTGTATATGTACACTGATATCCGCCTGTGATCGCAGTCTTAGTTATTGCATCGCCTGTTACCTTAGTACCACTGTCTAGCGTGATACCGATTGTTGATGGATTAACACCAGAATCGGTATCGGTTACCTTCCAAGTAATTACAGGCTTGTTGTTTGTCGAATATGATCCGGACGTTGGAGACACGATTGCAATAACTGGAGCGACCTTCTCTTTTACCTTTAATTGCAGTGATGATCCTAACGTACTGTCGGTTGCATCTTTTGTGATTGTGTTTCCTGCCTCATCGGTTGCCTTAACCGTTACTCCGTAATAATGTCCACTCTGATTGTATGAACTCTTCGACGGAGCTGTTACCGTAGCTTCATATTTGCCGGTTGAACTATTAAGAGTCAGTGTGTATGTTTGACCGTTAATAGTCGCTTGTACTGTTTTTACTGACACTTTTTTCTCCTTTCTTGTTCTCAACAACACAGCTAAATTCTGATAAAGAATACAAAACTTATTCTACTGATGGAATCAGCATAGAAATAAATAGCCAGTGTGCTATGTTTTATATCAGAAAAAGCAAAAGTTTGACAGGTGGAAATACAACTCAAACTTTATTAGATTTACCTAATGGTATCACTTTAAAAAATGAAGTTTTCGCTCCTTGCGAAATCATTGACGGAAGCTGGACTCCATACGGAAATACCGGCTACATAAACGCCAGAAACGGACAGATAAATGTGCGATGCAAAGACAGTACGTCTACCAGTATAGTCATTGCTATGTTTACAGTTCCTAGCTATTTTATACAATTTAGTTAAATTATATGAAATTTTATTTAATCCCAAAAACTCTTATGTATTTAACGCCATGATCAGCAGACAGTTTTACGGTTGTAGCAGTATCGCTTGCATATGTAAACGATACTGCAGATATCGTGCTGTCATTCGAACCATGAGCCACGAAGCTATAGGATTTTCCTATTTTTTCGAAGATAACCCTTGGAACAGTTACAATACTGCGAATATCATCATCACTAGCACCGAACGCAAACACAATAAATTTGTAATCACTTAGTTTTCGATCACCATAATGATTAATTGTTTGACTTGTTGTCGAAACAGATGTTCCTACTATGATTGTATCGTAATCAGAATTTAGCTGCTTAATAGCATTCTGTGCATTCGTCATGTCAGTATGATTTGCTGGCGTATATCCAAGTGCCGTTGCCACATTACCTTTGGTTAATTCTCCACGGATTGTAGCACTGCTTTTATTCTCCACATTGCCTAATCCAACTTGGCTTTTAGTAACTCCGTGAGGATTACTTTTATTCGCAAGATGATTAATCAGAGTTGTAATTGCAAGTTTAATCTTTGCAAATGCAATAGATATTTTCTCGCCACTTGATAAAGTCACAAGAGTTGTTGTATCTGAATATGTCGGTGTCTGATCATTTGTCGCTACGTTCGGAACGTTCCCTAAGCCTACTTGCGACTTAGTAACACTATGAGGGTTGCTCTTGTTTCCTGTATGCTTATTTAACGCTGTCTGCATAGTTTCAAATGTAACGTACCCTTCTGGATCAACCGTTGCTGTCATTGTTACATCATTATTAAGCTTGATGTAAAAATTATGTACTAACGACCATGACGGCATAGCCGATTCTGCCGGAACTTCTTTCCCTGTTATACTTTGAGAAATCGCAAACAACACTTCACTTCCGGTTGATCCTTTTGCATAAATTCCAAGCTGTGTCATGCTGTATCCGGCAGATAAACCAGCGTTTGAAAACAATACTCCTATCTTGATTGTTTCGTTTGTTTTTGTCACGCCCTGTACTGTTCCAGACTGCTTAATTGATGATACCGCCGTCTGACTTTTCAAAGCACTAACGTCAACTTTACCAGCACCAGACTTGATCGCTGTTACTGTTATTGTTCCTCCGCTTAAGGCATTCTTTAATAATTCAATACCTGCATTTGTAATTACTGTATTTTCCCACATGATTTTATACCTCACTAACGATCGAAGAAGAATATTCACAAGAGCCTGAAACAATCGCATAATTCAATGCCGTCTCTGATTCTATAACGTCTGAAACACGAATATCGCACAATAAATGTGCTGGTTTCAATTCGTCAATTCTTCTTACTACTTCATCATAATTATTTACTTCGCCGTATAGATTGACTTGAAATGTATTTTTTGCTGTATTTTCTATGAGCTTTGTTTCTACACAGCTCAAAGCTTCTATGATCTTTTCAAACCTTTTAGGATTCAAAGGCCTTTTTATCCTCATTTGCAAAATCTGTGTTCTTCTCTGCTCAATCGTCTGATCTGGAAGCGGCGTTATTCCGTATTCTTTTTCCCAAATAGGGAGCCCCCATGTAGCACGATCAACAAATATCTGATCAAATATATCTTCACATATTGTTTTTACGTCATCTATCTCAAGTCCGATCACTTGGAACAGCCAAAGTCCGATTCTTGATTTCCCATAAATCGGCGATACATAGTCAATCATTTGTTTTGCACTTTCACTCGTCAGGATTTGCTCCATAAGGTCTGTTTTATACCACATAGTATCATCCCTCCGTTATTGTTACTGTTCCTAAAACCGGCATTTGTCCAGATTCAAGGTCTACATTTTTTGACACTCCATTGATTTGTACACTGTCATAATCATAGATACCTGATACAGCTCCAAGGATACTGTTGATCGCTGATATTCTAACCGCGCTATCATTCGATGAAACATTTAACAAATATGACTGAAGTGCAGCTTTCAAATCATTCTGCACATCGCCAATTTCTGCTTCTCTCAAATAAACCACAGCTGATATGTTAACTACTACTGTTTCAGGAGCCGTTATCTCTAATACAGCATTGGGCGGTGCTAAGCGATCTGATTCACTATCTGGACGCATAATATAATCATACACAGCATCTTGAATCTGCTTCGATGCTGGTACTCCATTCTGATCCATTAAGATGATCTTGATTATTCCAGAGTCATCTTTTGCTGGTATCACAGTAACTGCACCAACACCGGGAACTGACAATGCCCATCGTTTATAGTCTGCCACATTTCCAACATAGGAAATGTCATGGCTTCGATCATACTCAACAATTCGTTCTCTTAAAGTATCATCGTCCTCTTCATCCAAACCGCCTGTAACAGCTTCCTCATTTGTAACAGAGATTATTTCATCGAGCAGTTCTCCTGTCTCATCTCCAGTATGTAATACGATCGTATTTACTCCAACATTGCTTGCAGATCCTCCTTCTGCTGCCTCAATTGGAATCTTTGCATTTCCAAGAGAATCGACCGTAACTTCCTCTGTTGTTACAAAATCTATCGTATTTCCTTCGTCATCTGCTTCTGTAGAAAAACCATATCCTAAAGGAATAACAAGACCGGCTTTTGCTGTAACAGTCACATATCCTGTTGCATTTACCGATTCTCTTCGTACAAGACCTCTTCCATCAGCGTGGTAATCCAATAGGTAAGATTCTTCACAGGTTACCGGCGAAAGACTTTTCAATACTTCCACAAGCACATATTCTTTTAGCTCTGCTATCTCAATCGCTGTCGGACGTGTAAAATCCCAAGGAAAACCGCCTTCGGATTTATCAATATCTTCTGGAAGATTGCTAAGCATCTTTTCATGGATTTCCTCTTCACTCGAATTATTCAGGAAATCTGGCAATTCTAGTTCTTCTGCTTCCAATGCCATTTTTAGACCACCCCACTTTCAAATTGTGTCTGTATTTCTATATCTCCATCAATGCCCTGCACCTGTACTGTTACAAGACAATGTTCTGCTTCCCATTGAAACATAATATTCCCAACGTACAAAGTTCTTTCGGACGGATCAGCCATCAATGCTTCTTCGATTTCTCTTTGTAAAATGCTTTCTGCCTCTTCACGGCTATCCGCTTGCAAGGCACTTTCATAGTCAATCCCAATGTCGGTGGAATATCCTTCATGAGCGTATCTTTGTGTCATGATCGTTTTGTAACACCATTGCACCCACGCCTCGAACCCGGATGCCTCTTTTAATTTTCCATCGTGAAGCGTAACAAAGTCTCCAGTATCAAAATCAAAAAAGATGCTGGGTTTATAACCTGCATCTTCCTCTTCTTCTGTATTTTCTTCCTCAGTTCCTTCATTCTCTTCATCTTCAAAATATTCTTCTTCATTTTCATATTCCTCTGGGAAAAGATTATCCGGCATCTTCTTCATCTCCTTCCACTTTACCGATCACAACGATTTCCTCTGCATCTGTCCAGATCAGTAATACTCGATCGCCATCACTTACTTTTGCATCAGATAACATCAAAAAATCGTCATCAGGTTCTGCACTTTCTGGATAAGAGTCAGGAAGAATCCCTCCGTCTTTCATAGTTCCAAGTTCTGCAACAACATCCGCTGCACTTTGGTTTCCTTTTGAAATCTGTTCGATCGCCCGGATAAAATTTTTTCTTCCATTTCTCTGCATAGAACTCTCCTTTAGTAAAAAACAACGTCCATCGTACCAGCCACACAGTCATGTGTAATACTTTTTACTGTTTTATTTCCTTTAAGTCCAGCGGTACCACATCCAACGTAAACGGTGTCTCCACGTTTTATCTTCGGATTACTGATCGCCGTTACTATATATTCATACTTGACCTTTGCACTGCTCTTCAATTTCTTTTGTGCTTGTTTCTTTATTTTTGAAAGTTTCTCCTTCTTGTCTTTATCCATGACTTCTTGGATCGTACCAAACTTCGATGTATTCTTAGATACTGATGCAAGTTTAGGGATTGACTTTTTCTTAGCTTCTCCGTAGATCTTTATCTTTGTAACGATATCATCCATTGTCTCTTTTATCTCTATGGAGATTACATTCTTTCCTTCCTCAATCTTATAAATCGTTGTATTAGTATTTGCATACTTGACAATCACTGTAGTTCCTTCAATCGTAAAAATATATCGGCTGGAAAGTTTACTTTTCGCTTTGTTCAGCACATATACGATCATATCTCCAATGTTCTTTTGCACTGGTTTGATCCTTTTGTTTTTGATTGATCCGTAACTGTATTTCAGTTTCAACTTCCATGCCGTACAGATTCTTTTTACAATTTCCTTTGTGCTGAGACCTTTTTTATAATAAAAATAGTCTTGGGATTTCATCATATAAATCAAGTAATCATAGGCTGTAAATGTTACCTTTTTTTCTGTATCGGTAACCCTGTCTCGATCCCAGATCACGCCTCGAAATACTTCAAAATCTCCATGTCCAACATTCGCATATATGTATAATCGATCTGATGGCTGAATCAATGTCGCAAGTGTTACACCATTTTTCGCAGCGTTCATTACTGTTAAGCTGACTTCCTTTGCCAGCGAATCAGGATCATCAGATATTGTCAAGTCCAGTATAACTTTCAGCTTGTATAGATCATATTCTTGCCCTGATGTTGTCTTTACAACCGCTTTATACAGTGGATTTCCTAAACTCGGCATATCTTCCTATCCTCCTATCATTTTTAACAGTGTTTTATAATCAGCGACACCGGTTACTGTCAATTTATGCTTTCGTTGGTAAGTTTTTATTGCTGATACTGTCTTAGATCCACAAGTACCATCCTGTTTAACTCCTACCATTTTTTGCACAAATTTTACGACTTGCCCTTTTCTTCCGGTCCGAATTGTGATTTTTTTCATGGCTGATTTCATCGAAGATGTCAGTTTTTTATCTACTTTCAGCTTCGAGTAGCCATCTTTATTCATTGCTTTCTTTAATTCCTCAACTTTGGAATTAGAAACCAATTTACTGCTTGGAACAGGGATCACAAGCACCTGTCCTTTATAGATCGTGTACTTGCTGATCTTTTTCTTTGGATGTTTCTTGCGTTCTTTTTTGTTCCTTGCATCAATCATTTTCTTATTTGCGTTATAAATAACCTTGTATTTTTTACTGGATCCAAGATATTTTTTAGCAAGTTTCCGTAAGGTCTGCCCTTTCTTGACTGTAACCTTTTTCTTTGTGGTTTTTGTACTTCTTTTCGTTGATGCTGAGGAAACACTTATTTTTTCATAATCAACGAATCTTACAGTGTAATAATAATCATTCAAGCTTTTGATTGTTGAATCATATTCAGATACAAGCATATCTACATTGATCTTAGTTCCTGTAATGCAGATATTTACCACTTTCCCATATTTAGCCCAGTATTTCATCAGTGCATCCAAGGTTTCCGGATCAGTCCACTCACGAACAAATTTCATGCCTTTTCTTGCTTCTCCGGGGAAAAAACATTCCCAGCTTAACTCCGAAAGATTTTTTCCGTTTGGAATACTGACCTGACCTAATTTATAGATATCATACTCTGCAAACTTCCCTTCGATTGATGATTCAATTTCTTCGGGAATGATCGGAATTTGTATCTTCTGATCATTCCCTTTTGAATTTTTTCCAGTAATATATATATCCATCACATTACCTCCGCTGTTCTGTTGGTTGTCGTTGATCCGATTGCATCTGCGATTGCCTGCATAATAGCATCTGCGATCTCTCCTTTAGAGGTTTTAATCGCATCAACTATGCCGTCATTTCCAGATGCATTAACGCTGATCGTAATACCACCAACGTTGATAACTGGCTGACTGCTACCAGACGAAGCTTTTCCTGATCCAGATGTTCCCCCAACAAGTCCACCTTTGGCATGCTTTGTCACGCCTAAAATCTGTCCTGCTTGATTCCAGAGAGATAATGCACGGCTTCTATGCCTAGAAAGTGGAATTACCATTTCGTTTCCTTCTTCTCCTAATTCAGAAACGATATGACCTCTGACCAGACTACCCTTCGCATTATGAAAGAACTTTCCATTTTTCGGTAAGGCTGTCTGTACTTTCGGTGCGGATGATGTCTTTTTGCTTGTTTTCTTTTTACCAGATTTTGAAGAACCGCTATTACTTAGATAACTTCCACTAGTAATACTTTTGATCGCACTTGCTTGTGCAGCGGTTGTACTTGCTGCGGATGCAATCGTTGAGGCTGCGGATGCTAAAGCACCTGCAAGTGATAATGCGGAACTTCCAGCACTTTGTAAGTTGCCACCAGCTGCAAGCGACATAGAACCCATCGTTCCCAGCATTCCTCCAGCTGTTGCGGACTTTCCACCTAAGCTGCTGACTTTTCCACCAGCTGCATTCGTAGCACCTGAAAAAATCTTTGTCGTCTTTGATCCAACATTCGTTTGTTTTGTGTTTTTCTTATTCTCCTCGTAAGCTTTCTGTACGGAACTTGCCAGTTCTTTGTATTTTGCTCCTTTTGGATTAACACTGCTAATACTGTCTTTACTGTATTTCCAATATTCCTGACTCTTTGCCGTCATAGAATTACTGTTTTTCAGTGCATTCTTTCGGCTGGATACAAACTTTCTAAGGGAGTCGCCGAACTTATTTCCTTTTGTGATTGCACCAATTCCACCAATTCCAGCACCAATAAATGCTCCCGGAACTGCTCCAACACCACCAAAGGCAGCTCCTATGGCTGCTCCGGCGGCTGCACCACCTCCAACCATTCCAAGTTTCGTGCCACCTCTATAGGCTTCCTTCTTCTTCATGGCTGAATCTTTTGAGGTCACTGCGTTATAAATATTACCAGCTGCACTTCCTATTCCAGCAATCCCTAAAGCTCCACCTAATAAAGATGCACCTCCAACGGCTGCTGCTCCACCAGCGGTCGCTGCACCTGATCCAAGTTTTACGCCTAGATTTCCAAGCCATGCTTTCCATCCAGTGGCAGCTACGGTTTCTCCATTTTTCAGCGTGACACCAGAACCGCCTAAACCAAACAAGCCACCCGGTGTCCTTGTCGGTCCAGATGGTGTTTTCGGTTCAGTTTGTTGCATTTTTCGCTTTACGCTTTCTGGTAACCAGATTTCTTTATTACCTGTCGGATTTGTTCCCGGTATTGTAGAATTTCCGTTTCCAATTCCTCCGTTCACATTTACAACTGCCGCGGACACATTGATTGTTCCAATAGAATCTCCCAAAGGATTTGTTTTTCCTCCACCTCCAGAACCGCCAGTGATCTGATCGTATAGACTTTTTCCACCTTTAAACAGCTTTAGTCCTCCAGATAATCCAAGAAATCCAGCTAAATAATCTGCGATACCAGCTTTATCTCCGCCTGGTAACAGATCCTTAAGAGATTCCTTGAACCAGTTTCCACCAGCTTTTGCAATATCTTTTCCAATCCCAGTAATCTTTTTAACGATCGCCGGTCTTCCTTTAGAATCCCACCACTTAGAAAACGGATTTGCAATCAGTTCATCCCAAGCAATACTAATCTTGCCACCGATTGAAGCATTTTGGAATTTTGGCATACTAATAAGATCGTCGATCTTATCTCCAGCCTTTTCAAGTCCCTTGAATACAGATGTACTTGCATACTCTCCAAGTTTTTCAAGTGATGTTCCAGCTTTTTTTAGTTTTGCATCGGATTTATCAAGATAGTCTGCAAATTCTCCTAAACCTTTCGTTGCTCCCTTCTGGAGACCTTTTCCCCATTTAGAAACAATGTTTATGTCGAACGTATCTTTAATATTTGACATTAATCCAGAAACCGTCGAATTAGATGTTTTGTCCATCATTCCATCAAATTCTTTCAGCCCATTAAGGATTGTCTTAACTGCTTTGTCTCCACTGATTTCGCCCTTTTGAGACATTTCTCTGATCTGGGCTATAGATTTACCCTCTGCATCAGCAAGATACTTCCATGCGTTTATACCGACATCTGTCAGCTGATTCATGTCCTCTGCGTTCAATCTTCCGTTTGTTTTCATCTGACCTAAAGCTCTGGATACTCGAGAGATACCCTCTTCTCCAGCTCCAAGTGCTGCGGATGCATTACCAATCTTCGTCAGGTCAGGAATAATGTCTTTATCAGAGAATCCATAAGCCAGCATCCTTTGTGCATTTGACACTACTGCTGATGTATCAAACGGGGTAACAGATGCAAATTTCTTCGCACTATCCATAAATTTAGTAGCTTTCTCTTTGGATTTCAGCATCGTTTCAAATCCAATTTGATATGTCTCAAATTCATCAGCCAATGATACCGGATCAGCTATCAATTTCTTTGCAGCAATTCCAGTCATAACTCCACCAGCCAAAGTTTTTAGTGAAAATATAGAATTCTTGATCTTAGATATAACACTTGGGATTTTTTTGATCTGACTTGTTACCTTGTCATTGATTTTTAGGACTGCTGAAAAAGTCTTTCTACCAAAACTCATACCAGCACTCATAGCTTTTTTGATCCCTGCTGTTGCAGTGTCTTTTAATCCAAGTTTTGGAGTCCAGGTCTTTTTACCGATCCCGTCTCCCTTTTTACCAAACTTGTCGAGGACTGGACTTGCTTTATCTTCAAGTCCTAATTTTGGCTTTGCACGCTTCTTTCCAAGCTTATCCATCTCTCGTGATGCTTTCTCTGCATTCTTCCCTGTTTGCTGTAGGCCAGAAGACGCATGGTCGGAATATTCCGATACAACATCGATCACAATTTCTTTGTTTGCCATTTATGCATCGCCTCCTTCCATAGCTGTTATAAGTGCTGCAAAGATAAAAGCCCTCTCTCCTTCTGGGAGATCAAGGGCTTTTGATGGCAACATTCCAGTCCGTAAATAATTTTCTGCAAGCAGAGAAGCTAACGGACTGGACTTAATTAGTTTTTTGCATAATCAATGACATTTGTACCACTGCCGGATAACTCTTCGATCTTGTCGCTGACTGCTTCAAGTTCTCCAGCTGTAAGAATTTCCTTAATGATCTCTGCCTGTGTCATAACCATGTGACCAGCTTTGTTCAGTCCTTCTTTTAATGCTGGATTATCCCAGAATTTTGTTCCATCACTTTCCGGAACTGTTGCAATGTAAATCTGCCATGCCATGTAATCTGCATTGCTTACGCTTTTCTCAATTAATGGAAGTGATGCTCCACCCGGATTCGGCATATAAGTTGTTGCTCTCTTTCTGCAATCAGTGATTTCATCAAAAGATAATGGACGAATATCGAATTTAAACAATTTCTGTCCGTTTCTTTGAATATTTAATGTCTGGCTTACCTCTGTCTTATACTCTGCTGCCTTTAACAGACCAGTGATAAGGTCCATTTCATTTTCTTCTGTTACATTGATATTTGTTTTCTTCTCTGCCATTTTCTTATCCTTTCTTTATGCTGCCAATGATTTAATACAATCTGGTACACTGTTAACAATAAACTGGCACTGTCTCTTTATGATTTCTCCAGGTTTTACTTCCAGAATGTTTGTATCTCCATCAGGAATACATTCATCTAACAGATATTTACTTTCGCCACCAGCAAGTGGTTCTGTAACACCGCCCTGTAAACTGAATGTAGGAATTTTCCCATTTTTAATCGCTTCCAGCATTGGTACGATCGTCAGATCATCTCTTACTACAGCTTCAGTGAACGATGCTGTAAATTTAACACTGTCTGGAACTCCATATGTCTGTACATCTCCTGCCGGATGGAAATCTACGTTTGAAAAATTCATTCCGATTGTAAACTCTTCCACGGATGCAAACCAGATGGAGACTCCATCCAGTGTAATAAAAAGCTTTCCGTCTTTTCCTGTCATCAGCTTTCTAGTATCAAAACCTTTTCCACTCATCTATATAACACCTCCTACTGTGCGATATACTGGAACTGATATGTTAAGTAGATCTTTTCCATGCTGTCAACGTCATCAATGCGGATAATAAAGTATGCATAATCCGCTGCATGTGGATTTTCTGTATCCTCATAAAATTCGTAAGTATCTAAGATCTTTCCTTCTCTGTTCATTTCAGCCAGTACTTTTTTAGCTTCCTGAATTACATTATCAACGCCTGCTGCATTGTTGCTGATCTTACCGATCAATGGTTCTAATGTACGATTGATACGGTCAAAAGCTTCATAACGGACAGCTGTACGTTTGATCTTCTTCCATCCTTCGTCATCGTCCTCATCCAGAACTGTATATGTGTTCACTCCTGAATCAAACCAGACCTGTCCTTCCTGTCCTTCTGACAAAAGAAGCAATCCAGATTTGATCGCATCGACATATTGTTCATTCGTCAGCTGTTCAATGCATGACTCCGCATCTGGAATCTCTGTATGTACAATTGATGTACTTGAATCTTTGCATCCAATCACACCTGCCTGAACTGCTGCCGCAAGGTATCCTTCCACCCTATCTCCGGCAGTATTATAATATCCGCTACCGCAGTAAATAAAATATGGTGCATTATAGGATTTTGCATTCGTTTTTCTTGTAGCAAGTGACTTTCCTGCCGCTTCTCCAAGTACGCAAACACCCAATGCACCGTTTGAATGGATTCTTTCCATGTATGTCTTCGCTAATGCTTTAACATCTTCTTCGACTGTATCAAGCACCAGTACATTCCAAGCATAAGTTTCGAATGCATTAAACGCATTGCTGTAATCTTCTGTTGTGACTGCCGGTGCTGATCCACCAGCCAAAGCCTGCTGTGCAACCGTCTGCATGATCCCGGATGCTCCAGAAACAAGTTCTGCGGATAAATACTTGCTGTCTTTCATTGCTTCCACCAGATTTGCAGCCTCATTTACATCCGCACCAGCGATAAAGCTTACTTTCTCAACAAGTGTTGCCCCATTGTAAACGGAACACTCTTTTGTAGTTTCATCTCCTAATTTCTGTTTTACAGTTACGGAGAATTTCAAAGCGGTTGGATATTTTGTCTTTAATGTAACTGCATTTGTGGCTGTGGTTGTCTGTAAGGACAGGCTTCCTTCTTTACCACCAGTTCCAAGACGGTAAAGATATACCGTGTTAGCACCTGCATCAAACAGTTTTACCGCTGCATCGATCGTTCCACTCTCCATATAAAGTGAAAGAAGATCACTCTTTGATGTGATCTTCTGAATCTCTCCAACTGGACCAAAATCTGCATGAACCGGAATACAGAAAACTCCGTTCATTGCGGATGCTACACCATTATTTGTGATCTGCTCATGTCTGCGATAAACTCCAGCTCTTTCCTTTTTCTCGCCTTTTAAAAATAATCCGGACAAGTTCTTATACCTCCTTCTTCTTAAATGTATCTACAAGTTTCTTTGCTGTGCTCTGCGTTGCTTCTTTAACACCTGCCCTTGCAAATGCTGTTCGGATAATATCTTGTGATACTCCTAACACCTGTGGATTTTCTGCATATTCATCCACAGTATAAGTAACTTCTGGCACTGTTTTTGTTTCGTCTTTCTTTTCTGCCATTGTTTCCTCCTAACTTATCGTAATTGTCTTTAATTCATCGACTGTTTCAACATCTCGTAGCTTTCCGTACTGACCTCTTACCGTTACCTGTCCATCTTTTAATGGATCAAGTTTCGTGCTGTATGCCAGCTGATTTACAAAAAACGGCGATCCATCATTCATAACGAACCGCTCTCTTTCCTGTAAATCTTGCAGCAAGTTCATAACAAACTGATCAGCATTTACATCCGATCCGGAGATCACATGTACCTTGATGTTGTTTGTAAACCATGTACAAGCATATGTCGATGGGAACGTTCCTGGCTGCATAGAATCCAGTCTAGTATAAACAACCACTTCTTCATCATCCGGCTTCCAGATTTCGTCAAGTTCCGTGTTATTGATCACTGTCACGTTCCAGTTCTCATCAATGTGCTTTGCCAAAGAACCGACTGCATCCAGCGGAAGGTATGAATGTTTTGGAAAAGCATATGCATCGAATGTCAACACTGATCCACATACTTCTACATCCATTTGCCCTTCGATTGCTTCCTGAAATGATTCTGACTTTCTCCATACAAGAGAAATCGTTGTATCTTCATCGGTCAAGAAAACTCCTTCAAACGCTTTTTTCAGGATCTTCTTCGCTTCAAGCAGGTTCTTATATCCTTGATTATTAAACAGATACGCTATTGCAATCTCCATCGTTCCAGAAACCTTACGCTCTGAATCATCTTTCAGATTCAGCCCATAGATGATACGCCCATACTGCGAACCATCCCACCTTGAATCAGAATCATCAGGTGCCTGATCCAAAAATATTGCTGGTCCATTTTTGAACGCAGCCAATCCGTTAATATTCAGGCTTTTTAAATACTTGTAAATTATTTCTTTCATAGAGTTACCTCAAAATCTGAACCGAAGATCTTTACAATCTCCGGCTCTGCTTTCTTCTTAATTGGATCAATAAATGGTCGTTTTGCCATCTTTTTTGTGCCACCTTCCAGCCATTCAGCGTGTTTTGAATTACTTTTTATCCGACTTGTAACTTGATCTCCTTCAATCAGAGTTTGATCATCCCAGTCCTGACGTAACTTTCCAGACTGTGGTGCTGGTGTTTCTCCCGGTGCGGATGATCTATTCGGAAGCCGTTTGTATTTCTTTCCAGAACCGCCTTTCGACAATACTTCGATCTCAATATTTCTAAGGGTGTTTGTTGCCATTGCACCCTTTCGCATCATCTCTCTTTTGATACTTTCATCAAGATTCTTTGCACATGCTTGAAATTCAGCTTCTACGCCCATCTGTATCACTTCTTTCTAATACATAATAGATGGAAAACTGCCCTGTTCCAGCTGGATCTTTTGTACCCTTCACGATAAACTTACGATCATGGCACGGATCATCGCCAAGCAGTAACACATCGTTCTTACTTAGCTTAACCACTGGATGGTAAGACACAATCGTATGACTGATCGGAGTCTGGTTTTGTTTCCAGATTTCCATTGTCTTCATATCTGCTTCGGCTAGTATACCGTCTATGATCGCATCAGGGGCTTCTTTTTCATCGCCCTTTACAACCATGCCATCGTCCATGACTTCTGTATCCTGCCAGTAAACACGGAAAGACTGCATATATTGATATGGTCTACCGATTGATGTCATTTTCAAAAGCGTCCACCTCCAGGATGATTCATCATACCAACGTAAAAATACTCTCGTTTTTCATTCTCATACGGCTTGATTCCAACACTGGAAGATGCAATTTCTTTTTTCAGATCATCATAAAGCTGTTTCCAGAAATTCATTCGATTACCAAAATTAAAAGAGACAGGACCAACACTGTTGTCTACGTCCTGTCCGTATTTGAACATCATATGTTCTAGCAATTTCAGTTTTGCCATCTTAAAATTGTCTGGATACTGCTCTAATACAGCTGTGATCTCTTCATCGGAAAGTGCAGCTGACATTTCATCCTTTGATACATCAGTATCCGCCAATTCGAACCGCATCTTCATAACATCATTTGTATTGATCTCATCTGGAAAATAGTTATACGTCATTCTCCTCGCCACCTTCCGGCTGTTCTGCTGGTTCTTCGGTTTCTTCTACTGCTTCTGATTCCTGATTAATATCAGTATCAACGGAAAGATCAGCAAGTCTTGTTTCAACTGCTGCCTTAATTCCTTTTCTGGAATCAATCTCATGTAACAGCTGTAAGACCGGTGTATCTTCTTCTGTCATGGTCGCAATCTCAATTTTTGCCTCTTCCATTGTTTTCTGAATTGTGGCAAAGAACTGTAATAACTGCTGTGCGTTCACTGCAAGCTCGTGCTTAGATTGTAATAAAGGAATTGATAAAGTGTTAGGGTTAACATTCAAATCCTCTGCATACGCTCCATTTACGCTTGCTACTTCTGCAATGTGTCCAGACTTCTTTAAAAAGAGAGAGCGTCGTTCATCTACGACACCCTCTGGAATAGTCTCTCCGATCTTATACTGCTTTCCGCCAAAATTAACTGGCTTAAGTGCAACATAATTCATATAAAGCACCTCCTACTCAGATACGCAACCACTTAAGAACGTTGCAAGGTCATCGGAAGTCTTTTTCATGTCTGTTGCCATAAGTCCTTCGATGAACTCTGAATGTGATCCTCCTGGTCCATCATACTGTGATGTAGCCATCCACTGTCCATTTCCAAGCATATCCCATGTATAAATATATCCGGCAGATGGTTCTTCAAGATCTACTTCTTTCGGTGCATAAGTTAATAATGCACTGTTATCGTCGAAGACAAATTTCATATCGGCTTTCTGACCGATTTCTGCTGCATTATAAGTTGCATACAGAACTTTTACTTCTTCCAGACCAAGTACAGCTGCAATTACCTGTTCGTTAACAAGTGCTGGATTCGGTGTTGACCCTGAACCTGTAACTCTTTCTAAGAACTGCGGATGATTTTTGATTGCCTTATACGCTCTGTATCCTAAGCATAATTTGTTAGGCATTCTACGTCCGTTTAAAAGGATTTCTTTCTTCATCTCATCAAACTGACCTACGATGTCCGCGTTTGCATCATCAAAATGCACAAACTGTTTAGATGTTGAAGCTGTTGCTTCTCCTGTCTTAACATTTGCCCATGCGTCAGCATTGAAAAACTTGTTTGCAAAGACCATATCAAGGTGCAGATTCATCTGTTCTGAAACCTGTTTTACCTTTGCACGTCTCGGATCAATCGTTGCTGGTGCTCCAGTTCTCTGGTAATCCAGAGCTGTGATGTTATCTACTCCGACGATGATCTGATCTACCTCACATTTGTAAGTATCATCTGAATGAGAGAATACAGCCGGATCTACTGATCCGAACTTAGGCTTTCTCTTTACCTGGTCTTTCGCGATCTCTTCTTTGTTGAAGATATAGTAGCTTCCAGTGCTTGCATGTACTGGAAGAATTGGAAAGATGCTTGGAGCAACATTCATTCCAGGTGCCTGAAAATAGCTCATTGCCATATTGGTTAAATAATAGTTTGGTCTCCAGCCTTTCGCAATATCAACTGCGATTGCTGCTGCGTTGTTATGTCCTGTGTTCATTTATTTCATTCCTCCTTTATTTACGCTTCATATCCAGCATGGATGATCGCAACGTTTACGATGTCTCCTTTTGCTGTCGCTGGTGTCAGTGCCATAGCTAAGATGTACTGCCCTGTTGTTGCCTTCTGGCATAATCCCTCTGCATCAACAGCAAGGAAATCTCCAGCCTCAATCTTTGCACCAGCTGCCCACATGCCCTGATTTCTGATCTGAACAGTAATATCATCGCCTTTGGCTACTGTTTCATCTCCAAGAAGCACAATTCCTGTTGCTTCCTTTCCGGCTTCAGGAATTTTTGCTCCATCTTTTGTTAATAAAACCGCTACGGCTGTTTTGAGTTCTGCTCCAGCTGTAACATTGATCACTGGACTTCCACCAGTTGGATTGTATTCATATGTTCTGTTTGCCATCTTCTCTGTACCTCCTTTCTTATTTATCGAACATTGCTCTTAATTCAGGATCATTCTGCATAACGATATCCTGTGCCTGTGCATCAGTAAGGTTTGGCATAGACTTTTTGATCTCTGCTACCTTTGCGTTCATCTTTGCAACACCTTCTGTATCGTCATTTCCTGTGTGTGCTCCACCAGACTTACCGATCTCCTCAAACAGACCTGATTTCTGAATTACTGCAAGATTGTTATCCATGGATGCAATGAAGTTGTTGTACGCTTCATCAGATGTTGCTTTCATTGATTTCAGAACTGGCACTAAGTCCTCTGCTTTTGTTCCTAAGAGTTCATACTTCTTAGCAACTTCTTCTAAGGACTTCTGTTCTGCTTCCTCTGCTCTCTTCTGGATTGGTTCCATGATCTTCTTCATCATAGAAGTGAAGTCCTTTGTAACACCTTCCATTGCTTTATTCACTGCTTCCTGAACCTGTCCATCAATATCAGCTCTTTTTGCAGTATCCTCTTTTTTTGCATTTGCATCATCCTGTAATGCTTTTAATGCTTCTTTCTTTTCTTCCTCTGTCATATTTGAAATATCAAATGCCATTTCATTCTCCTTTTCTTTTTTTTCTTTGTTAATAGTTTCAGGATCGCAAGATTTCTCAATTACCTCTTGCATTTTTGCGATCTCAAAATCATCCGCAACAACAGTATCTTCTTTGTCTGTTACTGCACGTTCTAATTTGATCCAAGACTTGGATGCATCATCCGAAAATGCCTTAAACTGATCAATGCTCTGTGCGATTGCTGCCTGCTTATCCTCACACTCTTTATCGAGTAAGATTGACACGATCGACTGTTCCAGAGAGTTGCAGGCATTCCATATTTGATCTCTTACTTCATAGATCTTTTTTTCGTTCATTACATCATCAAATGATGTTGCTTCATCTTCCATGGACTTTCTGACATCTTCTGAATTTACTCCTAAGCTGTCACAAAACGCATTAAAGAATCGCTTGAAAAAGTTTCCCTTCGGTTCTTCTGCACCTCCTCTCTTTTTAATCAGGATATTTGCTTTCTGATCTGCTCCGATGTCTACTGCATCGATCTTTTTTACTTCCAGATCTTCCAGCTTTGTCTTTCCTTTTGTTTTCATGTTTCCTCCTTTCTAACGACACTTTTTCGAGTTTTGAACACGAAAATTGCATTTTCTAATGCGTTTTATTGCGTTTCAAAAACGTAAAGTACAATTTTAAAAACGCAAAGTGCAATTTTAAAAACGCAAAGTGCAATTTCAAAAACGCAAAGTGCAATTTCAAACATAAAAATAGACCAATTTGCATTTTTTACAAAATGGTCTATTTTCATTTCAGATTTCACTTAATTTTAGAATAAATTTCAGTTTCTCATTTCAGATTTCACTTCTTCAATGATATTCTGAATCTTTCTTTTATAGTTCTTGTTCCCTGTCAGTCTTATGTGACTTTCCAAGGTTCTTAGATTTCTGGATGTTGGAACTCTTCTACGTTCCACGTTCTTCTTGATTGCGATCGCAACTCTTTTATTCCTACAGTGCGTATGGTGCAATTCAAAGCAATCAGGGTTGTACACGATCCATTCATCCTGTCGGTGTGATTTCTTAATCTTAAGAATGCGATCATCTCCTAGTTAATTCCTTGCCACGCCTGTTGCAGCAAAAATCCTAACAGTTCCCAGATCTTGTTTTTGATCCTTCCCATGCAAATATCTTTGCCGATCTTTTCATCGTAATTCTTTGGATCAACACACGAAGATGATTCCACGATATCAAAACCATTTCGAAGTACACAACGAACAACTGTTGTTGTCTCTCCCATCGTGATTGTTTCCGTAGATGCAATAAAATCATCGACCATCTCTGGACCAATACTTACTCCAGACGGAAGATTTTTATTATCATCCACTTTCATATATGCTTTTTCGAAAACGTCCTTTGGAGACCAAGATTCGTACCCATCTGGATAGACAACCTTATACCCTGTGATCTCCTTTGTAACTGGGTTCCTCTCTGGTTCTGCCTGAATCAACTTAGCACCGATATATTTATCCATTATTCTTCCTCCTCAACTTCAATACGTTTCGCTTTGCCCTCAATACTGAACATCGTATAAGTTCCGTCTTTGATCTTTGCCCATACTTCATCGTCTGTGATATGGAATCCAACCCACCAGCCCTCTGGCAACGTACCTTCCTCTATACCGATAGTTTTCATCTTTTCCTTAGTGAATATAATACTCTCGATTAAAACGCCTGCACCGCCTCGCTCGTGCATCTCTCCGGCTTCACGATAGAACTCTACATAGGTATATGCTGTCTGTTCTAGTTCTTCCGGATCAATTAAATCGTTCTGGCGGTCAACCAGCTGATTTCCATTCTCATCGACTGCAATCTTAGCCCATCCAAAGACGTACTGCTTTTCTTCGTCCTTCTTAGTAATATCTACTCGATTCAAGGACTTTCGTATACTGTCCTGTGTCTGTGCTGGGGATCGTATATAATCGTTAAAATATCTCATGCTTCCTCCTTCTTATACAGCCGATCAAAGTCATTCTTACGAACTACATTCAACCGACCGACTGAATCTTTTACAACGTAGTCTCCTATTCTTGCAACAAGTCTGCCGCCTTTATATCTCCGTGCATTAAAATAGACCGTGCATCCTATAACGGCTATTGCTCCGTCTTTCTGTACACGATCTATCATAATTTCTTCGGTATTCATTTTCTTTGTGAACCAGTCAGGGGCGATCATATCAATATCAGGTGTGATCTGCACTGCCTGAACTGTCTGCTCTATTGCTTTGTACTTCATCATTCTTCTTTCTTTGCATATCGTCCAGTTCCATTTGCATAATGGATTCCGTCACAGATTTTCATAGTTACTTCTAACATCCCTAAAGGTTCAAACTGCCTACGAATATTTCTCGGAATTGTCTTATCCTTTAACCATTCATGCATATCGTCCAGTAATTCAAACCATTCTTGTTCGTGTTCTGATACATCCATATCTTGTTTCATTAGCTGATCGAATCTTTCTTTTAATTCAAGATGTTTTTCCATTTTCTAAAGCCTCCATCCAGTGCGATACCTTCTGATAATCTTCAATATTTCCTGATAACATCATTTTATCATAGATCATATTATTCAGCCAGTCATACCTATCTGGTAACGGAACAGAAATAAGCTTCATTGCAAAATCATAATCATTTTTAAATAACCCAGCAACTTTATTTATATTTCTTAAAGCTTCTGTCATATGATCGTACTGTGATTCAAGAATTTGTATATTCTCTTTCTTGCTAATCTCCTGTGCTGCAAACTGTACCGAACCCTCTTCCATGTTCTCATACTGTTTATACATTTTATGATCATATTTTGTAACTGATCTAGCGTGTAACTGTTCATGTAACAAAATATGTGGGGCTGTTTCATGTCTGGTTATAATATCTCCGTTCCACTGGATACCATAAACACCAGAATCATCATCAACTACGACCTTTCCACTCCATGAGCTTTCAAGATCAAGATGTTTGTCTGCAATCTCTGACATTTTATTAGCATGAGTCTCTATTTCCTCTGTGCTGTACTCTCGCAGTTCATCTTCTTCTGTTTCATACGCTGCGGTCATAGATTTTGAATTGACATACATAACACAGCATTTACACCTCGGATGAAGCGGAGGAAGTAGCTTACCTGGGGCAAATTCTTCGTCCATTCCAACAACTTTTCCGTTCAGTTCTCTACATGTGCTGCATGTATTCTCACTGTCCGTTGCGGACCATTTTTTGTCCTGTGGTGGTAATATACCCTGATCGACAAGATTCTTTGTATGCTGGTATCTGCCATACTCATAGGCAAATGCTCTTTCGGTCTGTGCGATCGTCTTTGCTCTTTCTCTGAGCTGACGTTCTGCATACTTCATCTGCTTGTCTCTTGCCATCTGTTCAATCTTTTCTGGCTTTGTTCTTGGGTGTTTCTTCTCCAACTCTGCCTTGATCGTCTCATAATACTTCATAGCTGCCTGAGTCTGTGGCTTTGTTAAACCAATACAGGGACGGATAAACCTTGCAAGCTCATCTGTTCCCATATGTTTTCTTATTCCGATATCGATCATTGACTGAATTGCATCTTTCTGTACTCTTGTACAATTCGTTACAAGCTCAGCTGTGTGATTTTCCAACCAATCAGATACCGCCCAATGATCTGCATCAAATTTATATCCAATGTCTATTCCTTTGTGCTGGTTTTGATTTTTAGCACCAGCTTTCATTGCTTTAACCATCTCTGGTGCAATCTTATCATGAACCAGTTTTGAATAATCCTGTTGCCATTCTTCTACAGATTTCTTGGAGATCACACCAGCCTGAATAGCTTCTCTGATCTCTTTAAATGTAAAAACCGTCTGCTGATCCTTCCAATACCTGACCAGCAAGCGTGTTAATTCTGGACTGCTGCTATTAAGAAACCTCTCTAATGCTTCTTTCACATCATTTGGCTTCATCGATCCACGCTTCTTAACCTTTCGGAATAGGAACATATAATCAGCTCCTTCCTAATCGTTTCTTGGCTTCCTGTACCTTTCCATCATCTTCGGCAACGTCCTGATTGTCCTCTGGGTGTACATTATTTCCCTGTGATCCAAGATCATTTGTCTGCTGATCTTCTCTATCAGGATCAATGAATCTTTCATCGTCAGCTACCTTTGGCGGCAAATTGGCGGCTTCTCGAACATATGTTTCCAATTCGTCGTCTGGGATCAATACACCAGTGCCAACCATCGTCTGGATGTACTGTGCTAATTTGTTCATGTCGATCTTTTCAATATCTCCGTGAACCATCTTCGGGTAGTCTGTGATCCCCTTGAAATGTTCTCCGTTTAGATCAATCAATCTTGGGATCGCTTGGTTATTAAACGCTTCACAGATAATGTCAAGGTATGATCCAATCGCTACAGCAAATAACTCTGTCTTATCATCGGACAGTGCAAATGATCCAGTGTGTTCATGCCCCAACAGAATAAAATCCGCAAGCGTTGTCATTGCTATGCGGCTATCATAACGATTTATGATCTCGTTCGTATCAATCTGTCTGCTTCCACCTGTGGAAACAAGCTCGAACTTAAATCCCGGTGGTAACACGATTCCAGCACTTTTGTCTTGTCGGACATTCTTTACCAAACTATAAGCCCAGGTTAACATTCTTGAGCCTTCGGGATCATCTGGATTATACAAGTCAACACCTTCTGGTGGTGTGACCATCGGTATACCAGCGAGATCTCTTTCAATCCCGATCCCTTCAAATTCCTGAATCCCTTTTTTAAAGTACCAGGAACGATAAGCATTTCTGAGGATGCTTCGTCCTTCTGGATTTCCTTTTCTGGATCTGGTTCTGAAATGGATTGCCTTTTCCAGTGGAATCGTATAAAGCCCAAAGTTTGGCGGTGGCATTTGGGTCATGCCGATAAGATTATCTTCATTGTCATACTCCCACTGATACAGAGAATCCTGTGATCGGATAGGAAGCTTTCTCCATCCGATTAAACCATCATCATATTTGCTGTTCGTCTTAGGATTTGCTGTCCGCCCTGATCTTCTCTTATATACGATCTCATGATACGACCAGCCGTATGTAAGGAATGATAGGATTTCAGAGACTGTATCAGTCCATGTGTTCTGCATATCATTCATGCAAGACTCAACAAACTCTGCTGCCTCTATGTCCTTTTGATCGTCTCCCTGTGGCTCTACGGAAAACTGTGCCTGTCTAAGCAATGTATCTAACGCAAATATGATTGCTCCGATCACATCGTCGTTAGATTCCATTTCTGTATATACCTTTACTCCTCGTTGACCTCTCAACTCTGGGAGAAATTCTTCGTAAAAGCTACCGCCCCATCGGTTTTGACCGATGCGACCTATTTCATCATACAATGTTGTTCCTCCTTCCTGTCCTATGTCCAGTAACTATCTCGTGTATCAGGTAAACTACTTGGTGCTGTGATCGTATTACCTGATTCTAATTCTGTAAACGCTGAGCTAGATGCGTCTACCATATCTTTAAATTTTGACTGTGGAAAATTTTCGCACTCATTGAAATATTCTTCATTCCAAGGTGCTACTAATATATCAACATTTCCTTTATCCATGCCTTCAAGTCCTAACCACTGTGCCGAAAATGGTTCCGCTCTCGTAATCTTATCTCCGGATTCAGGAATACACTTAACAATGAACCCAGCCAAGAATTTTAAAAAACTCTGTGCTTGTGCTTTTCCAGCCTGTCCAGGATCCTGTGGAAGTCTTGTAACTACTCTTCCGTATTTTGTTCTATCCGATATGCAAGTCTGTCTTATTATCTCTCGAACATCTGACGAGCTTAATCGACGATTAATAACATCAGCAACAATATATCGTCCATTTTTTCTCTTGCCAATCAGTACACTTGCTGTATATGCTGGATCTCCATTTTCATCTTCGGATGTAGCTGCAAGATCCCAAGCTCTTGCCCACTTTATAACATCTAATGGCATTTCTTCTAGCATATTTGCTTTTTCTCGCTTGAACATTAAGCCGGCGGCAGCTTTAATCTTCCAGTTCCCATATAACAAGCGTTCTCTTTGTACTAGAGCCATCGCTTGTAAATTGGCTAAGTACCCTGGGTCATTCTTCATCAGAATTTTATTATCATGTAGTGTGCTTGAAATAAACGTTACGCTCTTTGGCATAGTCTCTGCCTGCTTCTGCTTGACTCCATTTTCAATTGCTCCTTGTACAGCCTCTTCCCTACTATCAAACCATGTAACAGCTTCATTTATTCGTACCATCCATCGAATTACTCCTGATCTTTCTGGTATTGGATAACCTGTTTCCTGATCTATCCACCAAGAAATAAAATCAGCTACCCAGGAATCCGCATCTGGATTGCAAGTAGCTCGTACATATGGTTTTATTCCAGAATCTGTACGGTTTCTTGATAACATATAAAAAAACTGATACTCGCTAAAATGTGTCAGCTCATCAAACCCTATCATTGTAAGCTGTGAACCTTGCCAGTTATCACAATCTTCATCACGTCCTAGGTGTGCAAAATTGACCGATGCTCCTTTTCTGAATACCCAATGTAATTTAGGTGTCTTTAACGAACTTGCACCTTTCACATAGCGATAAATCTTTCTTGAACTATCCCATAGACCTCCTGGAGATGTTACCTGGGTGTAATCACGTCGAAAGATCGTTGCGTTGTAATCGGAATTATTCATATGCCTAAGAGGTTCTAAAAGCAATCCGTATGTTTTACCACCACCAGCAGCTCCGCCATAAATACAAATATCAGCGGATGTTGCAAGGAATTTTTCTTGAGGCCCTTCCTGTGGTTTAATAATAATTTTTTCATGTTTCATTATTATCACGTCCATTCTCCGGTAAATATATTTGTACATCATTCTCTTCTGTTCCATCAATAATAGGATCTGGCTTATCTTGCCATCTATCTCTTTGTCTGTTTTTCAGCCAAAAGCACTGAGCTCCCACACTTGGTTGTACGTGCTTAATAGTTTTTTCAACACGTATTGGTTTGACGCTCCCATCCGTGTTGTATTCTACAATTTTCTTTTCCTCTGTGTATTCATAACCAGTAGCCATCTTATATAAACTTCTGATTACCTTTGCATCTGATACTCCTTTTCCTTCAGACAATGCCTTACCAAAAGATTCGTGATCTTTAGCCCAGCGGAGTATGGTTCGCTCCGAAATATTCATTGCTTCTGCAATTTCTTTATTTGTTGCACCCATAGCAGCCAAAGACCAAGCCCAGTCGTCATGATAAGCGGCATTGTACTTTGTCCTTGCTGCCATACATTATTTGCCACTAAGGTAGTCAGCACATAAAAACTCGATAAGCTGCCACCTATTCTTACTTGTAATAGTCCCTTTTTTCTCCGCTTTTTTAATTGCCTGTTGAATAACATTTGCTGCTTCTCCTGGTATAGCGTTACTTCCGAAAAGCTTTGCTAAATATGTCCATTCTTCGTTTTCATCGTATCCGACATTATCCATTTTTTCGTTTACACTTTGCACCATCGAATGAATTGCAGCACCTACATTTCGAATATCAGAAAACTTTTGATACTTACTTAGTGTTTCTGTAAATTCCTTACATTGTTCATAAGTAGCTACTCCAATAATCTCCGGTGCCGCTGTTTCCAAATTCTTGATCAATGCATCAAGATCTTTTATTTGATGTGGTAAGAAAGAAAATACAACTGTCTTAAAATCAAACTCTATTGCTGGAGAAGCCATTTTATCGTATTCTTCTAACGGCTCTTCCAGGATATCCTTACTGATAAAGCTTTCAATCATATCATCTACATCATCAATCATTTTTACAATTTCTCTTAATGTGCTGTCATCATCAAACCCTGAAATTGCATTATGTGCCAACTGTTTTGCAGCAATTTTACTTCTTGTAAGACCACTGACATCTAATATTGCAATTATTTCCTTCATTCCAGCTGCTCTAGCACTTTTAACTCTATGATGTCCAGAAATGATTTCGATCTGATTTTCAACTAAACAAAAAAACGGAAGACTTTCCAACTGTCCTCTGTTCTTAATATTTGCAGTCAATTGGTCTTGCATTTCATTTTTCATGATCCTTGCATTGATATCTTGTTCCTTAACTTTATCAAGAGGAACTTTCGCAATAATTAATCCTGAACCCATATCGTAGATCATTTCATATTTTTTGCTCTGTTCTTCTGCCATTGTCTTTCCCTCCTCAACCATTCTTTCAGCGTTTCCTCTTCTGTTCGATCTGTTATTTCCGCTTCATAAGTCAACTTAAATCCATTATTCTTATCAGCCTGTCTATTTACTAATTTCATAATTCCTCTGACTTCTTTGTTCTCTGGATATTTCGTAAGCATTGCTGTCCGTACCTTTGTAACTTTCTCTCTTTCCAGATCGTCAAGAATTGTATTTATAAAATTCTGATTTTGTGCCAGCATATACAATAGTCTACCAAGCCTATACGTCATGTGTGGAACCTTCATAACGTACCATATGAATAAAGATGTTGCTTGCATTTTTGAAATCCCAAATACACCAGCTATCATGCCATCAATCAGAACAGCTCTATTGAATGTTGCAGATGATCCAACAAAGTTATGTGTCCAAAGCTGTCTGTAATACTGAGCTTCCGCAGATTTAATTGAAATAATCTGTATCTTGCTATTTTCCGTTATTTCGTAATCTCTGGGCAACATACTGCATTCCAAAGGCTCTAGTTTGCTTTCAGAAGGACGTTTTATCTTCTTTCCATTAGCAAGCATCGTTGCCTCTTCTTCTCTATTCGTTGTTATATATGCGTTTAAATCTGCTCGTGTGCTTGATCTTGCATATATCGTATACCCAACAGCTTCTCCAGGCTTCTTTTCCTGATAACAAATTACCAACGCTTTACGTCCCATGCACATATCATAGAACTTTTTGTGTCCAGTTTCCGGATCAAACAATTCATACTCCGGTTCTTTCCATACCATTTTCCCTTGCGTATCATAATATTTCTCATAACCTGAAAAATAAGTCGGTGGATTTGCGATCACTATTGCATGTGGATCATCCAAGACCTCATCGAGATGTTTCCACATATCCATAGGGCGATAGCTCATACCATGCAATAGATTTTTTGTTGTTTCTATCTGCTGATTTATGCTTGCAATATGTTCTTCTCTTCTCAACTTAAGATCCATCAAAATATTATAGAAATATTCATTTCCAGCATTTTTTGACGTTCTTAAATATAACTGAGCATATAGTGCTGTAGCTGGATCAAGAAGTTCTTCATCCGTAAACCCTTGTGCGTGAATTTCTAATGGTTCTAACGATTGTTCCGTTATAGCATATCCAAGAACAGACGGCATCATTGCCACATCGCTACACTCTATTTGACTCGGTTTAAAACCATTCTGTACCGCCAGATTTGACATGGCAAATGTTCCAGCACATGGCTCTACAAATCGTGTGTAGCCATTCTTTGCAGCTGTTTCAATCAGCTTTACCAGAAACTTTTGTTCCGATGTTCCCAAACATCCCAAGAACATTGCTCCTGGATCCATAAAAAATGCCATTGTTTTTCTCCTTCCTTATTTCTGGACATAAAAATAAGGCATTGCACCCATTTCTGAATACAATGCCGTTGTTTTTGGACCGGAATCCTGAAATGAACCAGGATCTCTTTCATGGACTGAAAGTATGTTACTTTACACCAATTCCGGATATTATATTAAATCCCTGTTGCTCCCAACATGTCAAACAAGTTCATTTGTTCAAATCCTTCGTTTGTTTCTTTTACTTTTTCAACAGGTTTCTTATCTTCTTTTGTTTTTCTCTTTCCTTTTGGTTGGTTAGGATCATATAATTCTTCAATTATTTCTCCTGTTTTTTCTGCCCACCACTGAGCAAATACAGTTCTATGACACCAATCTGACGGTATTCTTATGTCTTCAAAACATAAAAGCACTAATTCTTTACCCTCTGATCTGGCTCTTTCTTCAAGTCTTTCTACCATGTCAATAATTCTATCATTTCCAATATCAGCTAATTTCTTATAATATGCTGGAGTAAATCTTTCCAGATCCATACTTAACATATAGCCTTTCGGTGCCAGAGAGTAACACTGCTCCCTTACCTTATATCCTAAAGGAAATCTTGGCTTCCCAATGCTGATCCCTACCGGATAATACTTTTTGTCATTTAATAGCTCCTTGTTACTATATCTGCTTGTCCAAATTGCCATTTTACCACTCCTTTTCTCTAGTTAATTGTGTGTTTCTATATAATATATTATACTATATATACTCTCTTATGTACACTGAAATGAAGAGATTTAACCGATTGTTTATATTTCCTCGTTCAGAAAAAATATAAACAACTGGCTCTTTTTAGGGGTGACATATGGTTTATTAACTGATACCATATTAACACGTACTTTTTCTACAAGTCTACCTACTTTTTTTCTACCTACCTTTTTTCTACGATAAATAGTTCAAAAATTTTATATTCCAAGTAAGTAAACTGCTACGATTTTACACGCTATTCCAATATCTTTATATACTGTTTTGTCACTCACTTTTTCTACTTCCGCAATTTCCTGCACAGTGTGCTTTTTCTCATCGAGATATAGCATACTTAATTCTCTATATCTTCTTTTCGCTTCGTCACTTCCTGTCAGTTCGCATTCATTTTTATACATTTCAGTTGCTTTTTCAATGCGATACACACAATATCTATCCTCTTGCCTACGTCTTTCCATATCTTTAATTGTCTTATCAGATTTTCCAGCCACCTCTCTTGCATTTCCCATGAGATCTTCAATGAACTTCCATCTCAATTCCGTTTTCTCTTCTTCTGTAAACTCTTCTTCATCTTCCAATGTTGCCTTGATGCGTCTATATGAACTGAGCATTTTTTTAGTCTGCTTTACTTTATCCGCATCTCTGGCTCTTTTTCTTTCATCTTTCTGTCTTTCTTTTCTATGTACTTTTAATGCTTCTTTTGCTCCTATTGCAGCGATCTCATTAATTTGTTCTTGCGTAAGTACATACATTGTTGCTTTTTGATTTACTTCTTTTTTTAACTGTTTTGTTCCCATTTGCCGCCTCCTTGACTTTATATACTCTACGAGCTATAATTTTATTGTCTATTTTAGTCGTTTCTTAGGAAGCGGCTTTTTTATTTATTCTTTATCATCCCATTGCAATTTCTGACCGCAATCCGGGCAGTATTTTGTCTTTCTTTCAATCGGAATGTCATGATATCCATCCCCAAGGTCTCTTGAAAATTCATATCCACAAACGCACTTTGTATCCATCCAAGGTTCAAATTTTACTTTGTGCGGTTTCTGTTTTTCTCGTGCTTCTCTGCACTCTTTAGGTGTTCCTAATGTTTTATAATACTCCAGCAACGAATAATCCACCTGATCACTCTTACTATCTTTCATTGCTTTAACTTCCTCTGGTGTCAACCCTGTATCTTCATAACGTGCCAGATTATACATTGCCTTATTGATAAGATTTTTATTTCTGATAACTGCCACTCCGCAGCTGTATTCTGTTAATCTCTCCATGTTTATTCCTCCATTTCATGTAATAATTCATCATAACGTGCTTGAATATCGCAATATTCGTCCTTGTAATAATCCAGCTCACTTTTTATCTCTTTTATTTCGTCTGGTGTTAGGCCTGTTTCTCTGTATTCTAAGAGTTCCTTTAATGCCAGCACTGTTACTTTGTCCAACATCACTGTCAGATTAGACTCATGATCATTCAGAGCATTTCTAACAAAGTTTACATCAACTTCAATCATTCTCTACCTCCACTGGTACATAATCTATCGGAGATCGCCATACCCAGCCCCATGTTTCATCATAAATAAGAAATTCAGTACCACCGAATTTATCTTTCTGGACAGCAAATACTGTGTAAATCTTTCCTGTTGCTTCCTTCTTTACTTTAAACATAATTAACGCCTTTCTATATCAGTGAAAAATAATAAGCCGAAAGTATCATACATGCCCAAAATGCTGTATTTAATTTAAGTGCTGCAAATGGCTTTCTTTTACGTTCATATATTTCTGATGCAATTATAGATATAATTCCTACCATGAAAAACGCATAAGCCAATATTTTGTTATAGATCATAGATCATCCCTCTCTTTCGCTGCCTGACATAAAGTCATTACTGTTGCACCAGCTACTGATCCAATGAATAATCCGCTTAAAAATCCTACGATCATAGATTAACCCTCCATCATATTTTCAAACCTGTATGTTTGCTTTGCATCAGGATATTTTTCGTGATCTACTTCACTCATAAACATCTGTAATGGTCTTGCATAGATTCTTTGCATTTCTTTTGTGGCAGCATATACCACAAGCAATTCATTTGTCTCTGTATGGCGAGCAACATTAAGGACAACATATAAGTTCCCTTTAAAGTGTTTGTACACTTCGTAAGGTTTCGGCATGTGTCGCCCATTTAACATCTTTGCCACACTCTCTATTTTCTCTATCGTATTTCCCATGTTCTGTAATCTCCTTTATTTCATCCTGTTAGTCGTCACTCCACATATTTAATAAGCCGTCAATGTCTCTTTCTAATTCGCAATAATCATCTTCGATTTTGCTTCTTAAAATTTCATATAAAGCATTTATGCTTGTCAAACACAACATATTTTCTTGATATATTACATAATTTGGTGTTATTCCATCATCTTTGTACAGACAATCAAATGCGATAACGTATATTTCATCCACCTCATTTATATCTATACACTCTTTTGACTCCTCTTTTTCTCCATATACTTTTCTGAAAATCTTTTCATAAAATCTTACTAAGATTGATGCTACCTCTTCGTCGTTTATACAATTATCGCTGATTCTTTCTGGATGACTCATAATTGTACAAATGATCGCCTTTTTAACTGCATCCTTGAATTGTGTCTTTGTAATCACGTTCCCACTCCTTTAGATTCTAATTACCTTTTGTCCTCTGTTATACAGATTAAGTATCCGCTCTAACACTTTTTCAGCTTCTTCCCTTGTCTTGCAGGTCTTAACAGTTTCATCTGTTTCTTCTGTCATCTCGCATTTAACAAGGTATTTCTTTTCTCCTTCTTTGTACTGATGCTCATATATCCATATGCTTCGGACATATTGCATATTTACAATCGTTTTATCTTCGACTTGTATCAGCATTTTCTCCCTCACTTTCAAACTTTTCAATTTCTTTCCATGCTACGATCGGTGCTGTAAAGTTTGTGTCTACTTCTGTAAATTTTGGACCATTGCCAAAGTCGTTGTAAAATCCAAAGCCAAAGTCTTTTTTATACTGTAATATTGTAGGTCCTGTTTCTTTACCCTCTTGTACCACATGGAAATATTCCTTTTTTCGATGTTCTACGTCAGGAATATCATCAGGATTCTTTCTTAGATCATGCCATCTGTATTTTTCTTTGTATTCTCTCAAATCTTTTAATTCTTCCAACCACTTCGCAAGCTGTTTATAACTTTTTGCTTCTTCAAAATAGAAATTTGCTTCATCGTCATTAAGGTTTCCCATTTGAACCATTCCATGATGGTACTTGGTTTTTACCATGTTATTTGCAAATATAATAGTTTCTTCTAAATTCATAAGCGACACCACCTTTCAAAGTCAGGACTATCAATGTCATCATATGTAAATCCGCCCTCTTTTTCTACTTCTCCAATTTGTTTTTCAGATAGTCCAAAAACATTAAGCAGCACATAACACTGTTCGTTCATATGCCCTTTATTGTCTAAATTCTTAGGATCTTTGTGATATTTAATGCAACTCTTTGCATATCGTATCTGATATTTAATTCTTTCTTCGTTCCAACTTTTTAAGATATTACTGTTAATCATTTGTTTCCTCCTCACAATCTACACCGAAAATGTATTTCAAGATTCTTTCTCTTCCGATCGTTGTAATTGCTTCTCTTGCAATTTCTGGGGAAGTAAAATATGTAGCTGATTCTTCTTCCATGTAATATCCCCGTGTCATAAAAAAATCATTTACTCTATGATCAAACGCAATCTTATAATGACCGTTGTCATTATTCCATGCTTCTTTTTCTGGATCATTATGTTCTAATGCATATTTTTGCAATTCTGCTTTTACTCGTGCTCTTTCTAATGCGATTTCTGCTTCCTCTCTAGTCTTAAATGCATTTCCTATATCAAATCTATCTATATCCACCTCTAGACCTTCCCAACTATCCTCTGTCGCACAACTATATCCATCTATATAGTAATACTTCTCTCGATCTTCTGGCTTCCACACACGATTTTCCTTATTTGCTTTTTCTAACAGCTTTTTGAACTGTTCTCTTTCTCCCTCGGTTAAATTATTTAGATTTACTATAATCTGTTCGTTCATTCTCATACCTCCTGTGTTATCTCGTTAATGCCATCCACATGTGAACATTTAAATATGCAGCTATTACATGTTATTGAAGATTCTGAATCTACCGTGAAATAACTATTCTTCGGAAAGTATAAGTTGGGATTGTATTTATATTTCTCCTCGCCTGTCTTGTGCAGGTATCCTTCTTCTATCCTTCCGTTAAACAATTTAATTCGCACAGGCTTCCCTAAGTATTTTTCTAACTCTGATCGTTTCATTGTGCCTCCTTACTGCTCAAAGTATCCCTTGACTCTGCCCTGATCGTCACACTCTACAATATGACAAACTCCGTCAAAGAACCATTCTTTCAGCTTTTCTCGCTCTCTTCTGTTGTCCATGATCACATCCCACATATATTCGAGAAGCTCTGTTTTTGTTTCTTCATTTCCTCTTACTTTCTTCCAGATATAATCCTTAGACTCTTCGTCCGAAATTACAAAGCCCTCATGCTCATAGCCCGCTACCATCATAGTTGTTCACGCTCCTTCCAGATGTCATTAGCTTCTTTCTCACAATTCCTTTCAATGTAGTAATCGAATAAAAACTCCTTCTGTGCTTTTGTATAATCCTTGCTTGAATCTTTTGTTGCAATTGCAATGCCCTGTGATGGATTATTAAGAAGTACCCAACCTTCTTTTGTCAATACATCCCCAGCTTCATAAAGTCTTGGCAGCTTTGAGTATTCTTCTTCTGTTTTTACCTTGCTTTCCAAATATTCATAAGCCCATTTCTGATGATCTCCCCATTTTACCGCATGGAATTTTCCGTTTGGTTCTAACCATCCATAATCTTCAGTTGTATGTTCCTCTGTATCAAGCATTCTTTTCATATAACTATCTAACTCTCTTGATACTACCGGCTGTGGGTCTGTAATCTCTTCATCAAGTTCATCAGCAATTCTCTTTTTTAGATATCTAGGAATCATTTTCATTGCAACGTCCCAACGCCTTTTATATTGTTCTAATTCATCTTTGACTTTCTTTTGCTCTCCCACAATATCCCATACATTCATATATTCTGGCATTTTTTCTTCGCTTCCAGGTCCATATATCTCCAGATGGTAAGAATCTTCTCTTGTGCTGCCTTTTAACGCTGCACGTCCAAGCAAAAGATCTTCCGCATGCCTTCTGATCTGGTCTTTGGTTTCATCAGTTCCACTCATGCAACCGTTTAACAGCTCTATGCACTTGTCGTATCCCTTGCCCTCTACATAAAACCATTCTCTAGCAAGTGATGTAAGATATTCTCCCTCAATATCAAATTGTAATACTCCTTGTTTCTCCATTAACTGTGTACCTTTCCTTTCTATACTACCCAGACAACTTAATTTTCTATCCGATCTATGAAAAGATTTATCTGATCGCTTATTCTCTTTATTTCGCCCGATTCTATAAATTATTTATTTGATTGATCCTATGTATGATTTTGTAATTCCGTTCGTGAAATTTAATAATTGTAATGATCAAATCTTGAGTTTATGCAAATTCACAAGACATCGAAAAAATATGTTTACAGTTTCCTTTTTTTGATAGTTTACAAATAACTTGTTAATAGTTTCTTAGGATCCATCGGATAGAAAATTAAGCTGTCTGGTTGTCGCTGCTATGAGAAATAACCGCCTGTTCCTACATAAGTCCAGTTTGTTTTTCCGAATCTCTCTTTCTTCTGGAATCTTCGGTTTTCTCTCTTGATCTCTTCCATAACTTCATAGAAGTAATCGTTTTCCCAGTTTTTGAAAGTATCCTTGACAACTCCTATCTGCTTTGCCATATCTTCATGTGAAATATTGTGCTGTATCCGATACTTTACAAATTCTTTCTTTTGATCAACAGAAAATATTAATCGTTTGTCTTTCTTACCACTCGCCCAGCTACTTACCGCACTGGTTGATACTCCAAACATTTCCGCAACATCTGATATTTTCATGCCGCTGTTATACGCTTCTGCGACCTTGTGCTTGAAGTCTTCTGTGTAAATCTTAAAGCCCATCGTCTACTCCCCCCCTGTTGAATTCATCGTCAAACATAGACATTTGTTCGGTATTTGTTACCAGCTTTACCATGTATTCTTTCTTACCTTCGTCATAGTACAGCTCATGTTCTCCAAGATAGTTCATACCTTTTTCTTTCTCTTCAAACTGCATTTTTGTTTTGATCTCATGCTCAAATCTTGGATGATATACCAATCTTGATTCCGGCTCTCCATAGTTATGATTGGCATTTGCTACATATTCTGGAACCAGACCTACAGAAATATTTACACTAATTTTCCCGTCGCTACTCTCTTTCTGGATCATATTACTAAGCAGATACTGCATTGCTTTATCCATGTCTGCTCTCAGTCTCAGAAATATATCATCTGTAATATGTATTGTTTCTTTGTTTAACTCCATCTTTACACCTCTCTTATTTTCACTTCTACTCTTGGATGATCTGAAAAGAATTTCTTGATCGAGCAGTTAACAATCTGCGAATCATCGTGATATGCGATCCCATTTAATGGATCGGCTATGATCTTTACGATATTATCCATGTCTGGCTTTTTCGTTGGTCGGATCATATTGTCTAATTTCATCTGCTTCTTTTTCTTGCTGTCACTCTTGGCGATCTGATAGTATGCCGTGATCTCCATTTCGATCATTGCATCGTCAGGAAACTTTTGATTGTTGCACTGTCTGCAATACTCCATTTTTACCCATGTTTCATAATTTACCGTTTTCTTTGGAGTATATGCACTTCTCGTGTATGAATTAAATTTAGGTCTTCCTTTTCCTGTCGGCTCTCCTAACACTGTAAAACTTACGCTGTCCATTTCTATCTCCTTATTTCGTTATGCTTGCGTTTTCTTCATCCAGTCTAATCTTCAAGTAATAATCAACTGTTTTCCCTGTTTCTGTTCGTTTCTTCTTGACCTGTGATACTGTGTATCCGTTTTTAATCAGGATCTGTGCTACATCCAGTCTGTCTTGCTGATTATAGATTTTGATTAACATTTCTTTCTCTTCCATATGGTTTACTCCTTTTTTAACTGTTAACTGCTTTCAAATTGTTTCTTTAGTAACTGCTGCTCTAGGTCGTCAAAGTCGTAATCTCGCTGGGTAAAATTATGTATTCCATTGTCTTTCTGGCTCTTGATCTGCTGTTGTTTCGTTCCAGCTTTCTCTTCGGCTAATACCTTCGATGATCCCAAGTAATCAGTAAATGGTGTGCTGTCCGATAAAAACGACTTGCCATACTTAATGTATTGCTTCTCCGTGTGTTCTATCTCGCACTGCTCTGCATAATTCTCTGCTGCTTCTTTTAATTCATCAGGGCTCCATCCGTCTTTGATCCTTGCGTTGTACTTCTTATACGCATCGCCTTTTCCAATCTTTCGTGGATATACGGACCAGAAATCTTCAAAAGTGCTGCTGTATCCTTTTTCCTTTTTCGGTGTCTCTTTAACTTCCTTGATCTCCTTCGTATCCTTAGTTTCTTCTGTGCTTTCTTCTTTAATCTCCTTTTCTATCTTCTTTTGCTTTTCTTTCTCTAGCTCCTGTTCTCTTTTTTCTGCTCTCTTCTTTCTCTTACGCTCTTTGTCTCTCTGTTTTCTTTCGACCGCATCATACCAGTTCCCTTGCCATTCTTCCCAGTCATGGATATATAAACCATCTTCCCGACATTCAATCCATTCTGTTCGGATCATTGCTTCGACTGCTTCTTCCGGATCAATATTTTTAGAAATTCCAATATTTACTACGTCTGCAATATCTTCTTTGTCAGTTCCTTCAATATATCCATATCTGTCTGCATTACTGATCCCCCACAGCCAAAACTTTACAAGCATCCCGAGGACTTCATTTTGAGAACATCTTAATTCTTTTGCTAATCTTCTAAGCTTTCCGCTTGTAACTTGTTCATGTACGCTTATCCAAGCCATAATATCCACACCGCTTTCGTTTTAAATTCCGGCTACCAAGTCCTCGATTGAAATAGGATGTGTCAATATTCTGTTGTGTCGGCAGCAATCACATAGCTCACATCTATCTGGAAGTGATTCTTCGTTCTTTACTTCAAGCACCCTTTTGATGTGTGATTCAACAGAATTTATCGCTTCATCCAAGTAATTCTGTGTGATCTGAATAATTCGGATATCTGGTTCTTCTTCTTTTGTTGCAGCTGCAATATAAAACGGAAGTCTTTTCCCTGTGTTCTGTCTCACGATCTCCTGATAGATCGCACCCTGAATGTCGTACCCCCAGTATCTTACAAAGTCTAAGTATCCGATATCCTTTACCCATTTCAAGTCTGTGATTGATCTCATAACTTTCAGATCAACGATTGCAACATCTTTCAAGTAGCTATCCATTTTGATCTTCCACTTCGTTCCGAACAGCTCTCCTGTCATAATTACCTGTTTTGCCCCTGACATATACTTCATAAAGTATTTGTCTCTCTTGATTCTCTCAATGACTTTTTCAGCCTGTTTATAATTGCTTTTCAATTCTCCTTT